ACGACAAATTTAAGGCAAATTTTAAATTTGATAAGGGATTACAAAGAACAGATTATATACTTGCAGGAGAAATGGGCAGAAACACAAGATACACATAGCAGTAGATTATTTCTAACTCAAATCACAAACTGCGAAGCCCAAATTACACATAACGAAAAACAATACAAACAGACAATTAACCAAATTAATGAACTACTACAATGACAGACAAACAACAATTACCAACACTTAGCGACCTCACGCAAGATGTCGAACTAAGCTACAAGAATGATGCTTTCAACTTATTACTAAGTCAGCAACCGCCTGCAACATGGGTGAAGAAACATCCTTACATTCGAGATTACAACTACCTACCGATTGATAAGGTTGAACACTTGCTTAAGAAAATATTTAAGCAATACAAAATCGAAATCACTAATCAGGGAACTGCCTTTAATGGTGTATGGGTAACGGTTAGAGTACACTATTTAAACCCTACTAACAATGAGTGGAACTTTCACGATGGAATTGGCGCTTGCCAACTTCAAACAAAAAAAGATACATCACCTGCGGACTTAGCTAATATTAATAATGGTGCATTACAAATGGCTTATCCAATAGCTAAGACCATAGCGATAAAAGATGCCTGCGATATGTTCGGAAACTTATTTGGGGCGAACTTAAACAGACGTGATACAATCGAATTTAAAGTAGATGCAGACACATTGAACTTCATTAAATCGAATAAGGAGAAAAATATATGATTAGCAGATTTATATTCGAAACAAAGGAGCAATGGAAGGAATACCGAAAAGGACTTTTCACAGCATCCAATATTAATAAATTAACCGCTAATGGTAAAAGCGAAACAGGACTTTCAGTTGGTGCAGTTAGTTACATTTTAGAAACCATCAATGATGAGGTAGGCGAACCAAAACCCGACATCTTCAATGCAGCGATTGAGTGGGGATTAGAGAATGAGAGCCAAGCGGTATTAAGATATGCAGAGGATAACGGATTAGATGTTAATGATAATGACTTTATCTATACATCGGTTGGTGGATTTGTGTTTTTCACTTACTTAGGAATATGCGGTGGTACTCCAGATGTAATCTTGAAAGATAAGATAGTTGAAATTAAATGCCCGAACTCAGATACACACCTCTATAATAAGCTATTTGTAAACGCTGATAACATTCAAAAAGAATATCCGATGTATTATGACCAATGCCAACTTAATATGTTTTTAACGCAAAGAAAAGAGGCAATTTTAATGAGTTACGACCCAAGAATAAAACAGCATGAGAATCAAGTTCATTATATTACTATTCCTTATGACAATGGTAGGGTTGAATTATTAATGGATAAGATAAACACAGCTTCAAATTATCGTGATAAGTTATTAAAACAATTAACTAAACAGCCATAGACGGCAACAAATAAACATGAGTATTTTAATTTTAAAAAACAAATTTGATTTAACACCTGAAGGCAAGATTGTAGATTGTGCTAAAATAGGTGAGCATGGATATGCTGAAAACGTAGAACATGAAATGACTCTAACTAAACTAACTTCAGGCGATTATTTAATACATTGGTATGGAGAAGATGATACCGAAATGTCATTAGAAGAATATATCTCTAAAATGAAATAATGGCTAAGTGCAAATTATGCAAAAAAGAATTTACTCAATTCAATAGTACAATTAGTGTCTGCGGATATCAATGTGCTATTGAGTTGGGCAAGTTAAAGCCTGCTAAAGTCAATTATAAGAGGGTTAATTCGCAGCTAAAAAGTGAAGCAAAAGAGAAACTTGAAACGTATTCACAAAAGGTAAATAAGGTCAAAGTAATATTCCAAAAATGGATAAGAGAAAGGGATAAGAATGAACCTTGCATATCATGTGGAACATTAACAGCAAACGAATGGCACGCATCACATTTTAAGAAAGCAGAAACTTACAGTGGAGTTATATTCAATGAAATTAACGTCTGGAAATCCTGTAAAAAATGCAATGTTTTTTTGAATGGCAACGAATTAAACTATCGTGAAAGACTTGTTAAAAAAATAGGACTTGACCAGGTTATCGCACTTGAAGAATTAGCGAATGAAACACGCACAAAGAAATGGACAATCGAAGAATTACAATTAATTAAAACTAAATACAAAATAAAATGAAAACAATAACAATAGAATACAATGGATTACAGACCTCTATTAAATGGACTGATGAAGTTACACCAATCGAAGCATTAGGTATGCTTAGATATCATGAAAAGAATGTCTTTGCAGGCTTATTAAATTACAACGAAGAAAAGAATCAGAAAAAAGAACATGAACAACAAGTCTACATAAAAGATATGGATTTATCTGTAAGAACTAAGAACTGCTTACTTGATAATAAAATCTACACCTTAAAAGACTTAGAGCAATTAAGTGATAGAGACCTTTTGAGAATCCGAAATTTCGGCAACAAATGTCTAAGTGAATTGCAATACATTTTAAAAAATACAAACCAATAAGATCATGAAAAAACCAAAAACACAAACCGAAGCAATCATCTGCTACTTGATAGCAGGCAACAAAATCACATCCATTCAAGCAACACAAAAGCAATTTGGTTATTGCACTAAGTTACCGCAGCGAATTGCTGACATCATTGAACTGGGATTCTCAATCAAGAAAGAACGAGTTACTAAGTTGTCAATATTTGGCAATAGCTGCTCATTTATTGAGTATTCTTTGGACTTCAAAAAGACATCTAAAAAGCTAATCAATAGTTACCAATGATAGTTATAACTAATGAGGATAATATGCTTTTAATGGCGCGTTATCCTGATAAGTATTTTGATTTGGCAATAGTTGACCCGCCTTATGGATTAGGTTCAAGTGTTGTAAATAGTGGAGGTCGTTTTGCAAGATATAAAAATGATAAAGGTAATTGGGATAATGAAACACCAACAAAACAATATTTTGAAGAACTATTCAGAGTTTCAAAAAATCAAATAATCTGGGGCGGTAATTATTTTGATTTATTACCTACAAAGTGTTTTTTAATTTGGGATAAAAAGCAGCCTGAAAATGTTAGTTTTGCAAGTTGTGAATTTGCTTGGACTTCGTTCGATTCAGTAGCTAAAACATTTTATTATAGACCTCAAGGTCAAGAAAACAGATTTCATCCCACACAAAAACCAGTAGCTCTTTACAAATGGATTTTAGATAAGTACGCCAAACAAGGCGATAAAATACTCGATACTCATTTAGGTTCAGGAAGTATTGCAATAGCGTGCCACGATTACGGATTTGATTTAACCGCTTGCGAATTAGACAAAGAGTATTTTGAAGCAGCAATGAAAAGGCTAAAAGACCACCAAAAACAATTAAAATTAATTATAAAATGATAGTCAAGATAATTATAACAATCACCGTATGGGAATTATTTGTGAAAAAGTATCTTCTAAAATTATTTCATTATTTCATTAAGTAGATTGTATATTTGCATTGTAGTTCGGTCTCACGTTATAGAACTTAAACTTATTAAATAGCCTATTTATTTGACTTTGGATGTGAGACCCCAAATGATGATTTATAGGCTTTTTTATTATATGAATTTTTTAGAAAAAGATTTGGAACAAATCATTTACGAAGCAGACAAGGAATTGTTAGCTGAAAAGGGTCTTAGAGTTAATGGAAAATTATTAAGACAAGTTAGAATTGGTAACTATGGAATTGCAGACTTAGTCAGCATTGAAAGACCATATTATCATACTTATTTTAAAAATCATTGTAAAGGTACTATTACAATTTATGAGTTAAAAAAAGAAAATATTTCAGTATCTGCATTTTTACAAGCAGTTGGTTATGTTAAAGGTATTATGCGATGGATGGAGCAACATCCTAAAAATATTGAAATTATCTCTACATCTAATTATGATATTAATATAGTTTTAATTGGTAAAAGCATAGATAAAAAGTCAGAGTTTCTTTACTTAGCAGATTTATTAAATACTGATAATTTAGGTGATAATAGTCTTTTAGATAGTTTTAATTTGTCATTAGAAATGTTCATTTATGATTATGATTTTAATGGTATAAATTTTACTAAAATTGAAAATTATAAACTAATGACTGTAGGGTGTC